TGTGTCCTTGCCGCTGCCAATAAAACCGCATATACCTATAATCATAATTGTCTCCTATAAGACTATTATAATATAGATTTATTAAAAAGTCAAAGGAATTTAACCAATTACCCAACCCCAACCTTGAGTAGTAATTCCAGTTTTTAGTGACTCATCCAATTTATCAATTTCAGCTTGGGCTTCGGTTTTCATAGCTGCACCGTTTAATCCAGTACCGCCTTGTGGGCCTGCAATTTGTGCAAACTTTTCACGTGCTTGACCTAGCATCATTTTGCAGTTTGCAAGAGAATAGTCTTTGATCCATTGCCCCGAATACACATCGTCAATGATAGCAAAGTCTGGTTTAGAATTGTATACCTGCAACATTACTGATTCTTCACCGCGGGGACGTTGATGAATTATAAGTTTACGACTTTGTGGATGCCATGTAAAGTTGATGTAGCTACCAAACATTTTACCAACTAGTTCTTGATATTGGGCAAACAGTTCATAGGTTAATAAACCGCCCATGTTTGTACTGGCCAACAAATAAGTATTAGTATAGGCCATATTGAACGGTTCAAAAACAGTACCGCCAGTTCCATTACCCGTTCTAGATCCTACGCTTCTTCGAAATATCTGTCTTACCTGTTGTATTTCTTGGGGAAGAATATATTCGTTTTGGCTTTCGGTTAGAGTTAGAAATGCGTAGCTTTCTTCTACAGCGTTATCACTGCGTTGACGGAAAACTGCTAGGGCACGATTAAGTGCTGTTTCGTAGTGTATAGGATCTAATTCTACATCAATCATGCCATCGCCTAGCATGGTTTTGCAGTAGTTAAAAACCTGTTGTTTTGCTTGATCAGTTGAGCTCATATAACTATTTATCGTAGCGGTAAATATATGACTATGCCAAGACTCAGCTTATACCGTCCCGAAAAGGGCAATGATTACAAGTTTATTGATAAATCCATTTGGGAAATGTTCCAAGTAGGTGGAGTCGATGTGCTTATACACAAGTACCTAGGACCTGGAAGTTCTATAAACGAAACGCCAACTACTCCTACGTATTCTAGCACTAATCCCACTCAAATTCAAGATTTGCTATTTTTAGAAAATCGAGATAGGAAATACGAACCTGATATTTTTACACTTCGCGGTGTTTACAATATACAAGATTTAGATTTTAACCTAAGTCAATTTGGATTGTTTTTACAAAACGATACAATATTTGTAACATTCCATATCAACGATACTATTGAAAAAATAGGAAGAAAACTCATTGCGGGAGATGTAATAGAGCTACCACATTTAAAAGATGAACATGCTCTTAATGATTTGCAGTTTGCTCTAAAACGTTTTTATGTTATCGAAGAAGTTACTCGTGCTGCTGAAGGATTTTCAGTAACATGGTATCCGCATTTATATCGTGCAAAATGCAAACCAATGGTAGACAGTCAAGAATTTAAAGATATACTTGATGGCCTTGCAGACGATACAGGTGAAGATGGAACAACTACGCTACGTGACATCATGAGTACGTATGAAAAAGAAATGCAGATTACGCAGGCAGTTCTTGATCAAGCAGAATCTGATGTACCTAGAAGTGGGTTTGATACTACTAGTTTTTATACCTTGCAAACAGATGCCCAAGGTGATTCAATTTTAACAACAGTTGATTCTGAAGTATTAGATGCTTCTGTAGAAACACAGGCAACTGATGACGCTGGTAATTTATTATTTGACGAGGATGGTAATCCAATTTATGTTGGATCAACTGCTAGTACTATGTTACTATCGGCGGCACAAAAAGGCTACCGAGGATATATTACACAAGACGGCATCCCGCAAAACGGTGCTCCGTTCACTGCTGGAATCGCATTCCCTAACAGTCCAGTTGAAGGTCAATTTGCATTAAGAACAGACTATCTACCAAATAGATTATTCCGTTACAACGGAACACGTTGGGTTAAACAGGAAGATAATGTGCGTATGACAATGAGCAATAGAGGTTCACATGATGGTACTGTTAATCAAGGTCTATGGACCGTTGGAGCAACGTATCAGAAGAACGATCTTGTTAAATTTAACAATATAGAGTATGTGTCTAAAGCCAATAATAACGTGGGCATTCGTCCATCTGCAGACATTACTAAATGGCAACAAATTCGTGTTACACAGAAAACCAGTTTCATTAACAATAATACTACCAATGTAATTGATGGACATAACATTGAAGAAAAACAAAGCCTATCTAAGGCATTAAGACCACAGGCGGACAACTAATGGATTTCTTTTACGACGGACAAATAAGACGCTATGTCACACAGTTCATGCGTGTGTTTATAGGTTTTAAATATCAAGCAGGCGACGGTGAACAAAGAGAAGTTCCTGTGATGTACGGCGATATGACTCGCCAAGTGGCCAGTATGATCAAAGACAATAGTGAAAATAAACTGTCTACAGTTCCAAAGATTGCCTGCTACATTTCTGGGTTAGAAACAGATTCTACTAGAATTTCAGATGCAACATTTGTCAGCAAGGTTAATATTCGCGAAAGAAAATGGACTGATGCCAGTGGACAAATAGACTATGGCAGCAGTCAGGGTGGTGGATATACTGTTGAGAGATTGATGCCAACTCCATACAAACTTTCTATGAAAGCAGACGTGTGGACCAGTAATACTGATCAAAAACTACAACTAATGGAACAGATTTTAGTATTATTCAATCCAAGTTTAGAAATACAAACAACTGACAACTATATTGATTGGACTAGTCTTAGCGTTTTAGATGTTAAGTCTATTACGTTTAGTTCTAGAACTATTCCGCAAGGTGCAGAAAGTGAAATTGATATAAGCACTGTAGAATTTGAAATGCCTATTTGGATTACTCCTCCTGCTAAAGTTAAAAAACTTGGAATTGTTAAAACTATTATCAACAATGTATTCAGCGAAGAAGGCGACATTGTTAGTCTTGAAGATTTAGTTTACAATAGAAGGAAAGGAACTTTTGAAACAACTTCGAACAGATATAGAGTATTGCTGTTTAAATCCAATAACGGCCAACCTTATGATTATGATGTAACACTAGTGAATCCAGATGCTGCGGTGTTGGCATTGGGATTAGATCAGAAGTCTATTAAAAACGGCGAGCCGATTGACTGGAATGGTATACTAACAGTTCAAGGAGGGTATGAACCCGGAAGTCAAATGTATTTTAAACAATCATCTGGTTACGAAATGATTGGCACGTATGCTATCAATACTATCAATCCTGCGGTGTTAGTAGTAACATTTGATCAAGACACAATACCTCAAAACACTTTAATCAACAGCACCATCAATGGCGTGCCTGCAAGAGGAACCGTAGATGCTATTATTGATCCTTACAAATATAATCCTGTAGAAGTATATGGAAGCCAGGCTGCTATTCCTTTAGGAATTAGATTCCTTATGTTGGATGATGTCAACTCGAGTGCAAATGTTGGGCAATCTTACGGTCCTGGCACTGTTACCAGTACAGCAACTCTTTATGATGGACCCGATGCTTGGAAAAATCTCAACTTGTCAGACCCTGTAATAACGGCTAATTCTATAATTGAATGGAGTGGAACTGCTTGGGTAACTGTTTGGGATCCTGCAACAGGCGATGACCCAACATATATTCAAAACTTACGCACAGGAATCAAATACCGCTGGGATGGTGATCAGTGGATCAAAGCGTTTGAGGGCGAGTACGCACCAGGTTTGTGGAATTTCCTACCGCCTAGCTTATAAGTAAAGGTATGCAACAGCGTGCCGGATTACTTTTTCTTGCTAAAACAACAGGACGGATACTTCTAATATTAGAAGAATCTAAGTGGACTGTACCTACATTTTCTAGACAAGATTCGTTATTGGCCGATGCTGAAAAACTTTTAGAAACATATAGCCCGGGGAGATTGTTGCCCATCGAATTATATATTTCAGAAGATAAAGGTTTTGAATACGGAACTTATGTTTGCCTTACTAACGATGAATTCTTAACATCTGCTAGTAAAACAATTGCATGGTGTGATTTAGATCACTTGCCCAATCAGTTGCATGGTGGGTTAAAAGTTACATTAAATAATACCGTTATCAGAACCAAAATTGAAACCATACTAATATTAGAGAACGAAAATGCTAATACAAAATAGTCAAAGATTTATTGAAGATTACGAAAATTATCAAAAAAGAATTTCTCAAATCACCGACGAGAATCTAAAAAATCAACTTACTGATACTTTGGTAAAATTAAAAGAGCACATTCAATATATTGATAGATGCCATGAACAGGTATTTTTTACTGGCAAGATAGCCACTGACGAGATAGCTGAAAATAGAAATCAAGTAGCCGAATATAAAAAACAATTAGATAGTCGACTACTTGCTTGGGAACAAGAACGATTCCTTAAGCCTGGGCTTCACCCCAGCGTAGAATAATACCTGCTGGCACTGCTGTGCCTGCTACCTTATAGATATTAATCGCTAACACGTCCGGTCCATTCGGAAACGCACCTCTTCCACCAATCGCAGTAGTTGTTAATTCTTTCAACGAAGATAAATTAACAGATGTTGTTGAACCAGGATTACTAATGAATGAGAAAACCTGTTCTCCCGGCAATGCATATTGCGCACCAAATTTAAACTGCGGTGTGTCACCAGCATTAACCGTGGCATTAGCAGATTGTGTAAATGTAATACGATACGTAGTAGCCCCGATTACACTAGCCCCAGTGAAATCAGTAGCAGT